CTCAGCTGTCGAGTTTATGCCGATAGCAATGCCATTCTTGATTCTGTTTTCCATTATGTGCCGAACAAAGTCTCCAAAGTACATCCTCATCATGACAGTATGCAGCAGGGGAGCACCAGAAACCATCCTGGCTTTCCCTGCTAGAGCTTTACTGGTCTCTCGTCGCTCATCCTTTAAGAAATCAGTGTACACGTGAAGTCCCCTTTGGCCACGCCGTGCCATGCTGATCCCTTCGTCAACGTCCCTTGCTAGTTGTACAGCGTATGTCGTGGAGAAATCATAAGGGCCAGAGGATCCAAAAATGTGTTGCTTGCCCTTTGCACCTTTGGGGATGTGTAAAGAAAGCGGGTAACCTGCACTCGTGTTGCGTGGAATGCCATCAAAATAAGGCGTGCCCGCAATGCCTTCACAGGCTTCAACAAAGGTGAATACCCTTGGCTTATCCCAAGGCTGATTAAATATGGAGTCATTAACCAACTTGTGAAGCAACATGTCCTCAACACCCTTCATTATGAAAGGATTAATCGGAGTGGGGGTTTTCGCATACTTTGCACGCGCCTTTATCATCGGATCGACAATCACCCCATCAATGGTAGTAGGGCGTAAATAAGTTGGTGAATACAGTGAAGGAGCAAACGTTCCCCTAAGCGGTGATGGAACTATGTTCGACACTGTGGGCATGTGCACTCTCTCTTCCAAAGTCGCTAGTGGAGTGAAACCCTGCGCTCTGATGTCTTCAGCAGCGGCACTCTGGACAAGGGGGGGCAAATTCTCAAGACCAACGTCCTCTATATTGACCTCCTCTGGTGACTCAGCAGCTTTAATTGCATCCTCTATCCACCCACGTTCAACGCAATTAGAGATACCTCTGTTGCCCTGCCCTGCTACGTGAAAACCAAGAATCTTTGACTGACTATCCCTAGTATCACGAACGAATACAAGACTCCCACAATCGCCATACCTGGTGGGTATGTCATACTCATAAGACTCATCCACGAAGAAAGGCTCAGGATCGTCTCTAAAAGAATAATTGATGGCTCCCTTAGCCTTGGCCCAACTGGAATAAACGAACCATGATTTGTCCCTATATAAAGGCACGTAAACTGCAAACTTCGCGTCCTGCAAACCTTCACTGGTTTTCCTCCAGTTCTTGAGGATAC